CTTGACCAATCCCCCTTTCATTTAACTGTCTTGCTAGGTTGCTTTCTAATTGCTCTTTTCTGTATTGTGCCATAGGTGAATTAGAGGCAAGAGAAGGGTCTTGTAAAGCTGCTTCATAACGGCTTAATGCTTGTCTTCCAGCTTGCGCGTAAGGTTGAAGCTGATCTACAGCTTCTTGTGTCCGTTGGCCGCTTCGTTGTATAGCCTCTTGTGTCCCAGCCTGGATATCAGCACGAGATTGTGTTCTTCCTTGGTTTAGAAGAGCAAGTTGTTTTCGGTAGGAATCACCCAATGTCCCACTTACAGTTTCGAGACCTGAAAAGATTGTTTCAACTGCTTGGTCATTCCCTGAAATTAAGTCAATAAAACTTTGCCCCTCACTTTCATCTAATCTTTGGCCCACCTTTCCATACCCACTTTTAACAATACCTCTGCTATCCTTAAACTTTTCTTGCATTTGAAGCAGGGAATCATTCAACAACCCTAAAGCGGCATATCTCCCTCTTTTTAAGTTTCTATTTTTTCCACCCACAGCATGTATCACTGCTCCTACTGGTGTATACTTTGCAGCGCCTTTAACTGTGTCCCATAATCCCATTTTAGTTCTCCTCTTTTTTCTTTATCAACTTTCGCAATGATATTTCTTTATCCCCATACCCTTTTCGTTCTAAGTATGAGGGCAGACCCGTTTCAGCTTGTGCCGAAATCACCACATAGCTATTAACATTACTGTCCTGTGCTCGTTTCTCAATATATTGGATCAACTTAATCATAACTTTGGCTTGCTTATTTTTAGGCAGTGTAGGGTCGGGATGTAAGACTTTCTCAACGAAAGAAAGCGTGTTTTTTTCGTGATAAGCAGTCCCAATTTGGAAGACCCCTAGACCTAATAAAGTTTTATTCTCCCAACATCCGTAAGCAACACTTAATTGGTCTTTAATATTAAAATCAAATTCATCTCGAATTTTGTCGATATTGTATTTCATAGGGACATTAAATTGTGTATTCATTTGACTGATGACCTCGCACAACAAACTGCCCACTTTGTTAAAATCATTTTTAGAAATTTCCCTGCACTTCATTAGTATTCTCCCTTAGAGCAGAAAATAGCGTCTTGTTTCGATCAATAAGTTCATTAAGTTTGTTAAGAAGTTCGGTTTGCTTTTCCGCAGTCGTTAGCCCTGAAAAATAAGAACTATCAATCGGAAGAACCGGATTAATATCAAAGATTTCCAATTTCAATCTCCTCATATATTCCAAAGATAATAAGGCTTACATCGTCAGGAGCGTACAACCTATATTTTCTTGATTTGTACATTCCGCCTCTACGCATTAAAAGAATATTGTTGTCTGTATTTTCGTTTGAGTTTTTTAAGCTAATTGTTTTTCTTTTTGAATATCTAACTGAACCATTATCTGAATGTTCCAATTCAATAATTGCTTCTTTATCAGGGTTACTATAATAATCTGATCCTGCTTTGATTAAGGCTCTCAAATTCCGGCTTCTCTTCCATTTATGGGTCCCGTGATCCCTGTTTCCCGTCTCAATGAACGAATTAATCTCATTGCCATTATCTGTCTTATAATCTGTCGAAAACTCATAGATTTTTCCATTACTGTTACTCATAAAAAAATGCTTATTCCAAGTAGGAGAATAAGCATAAATCTCGCCTATAAACCGTGAGTAATTACTTGTTCCTGTATTCCAATAGCCATATTCTGACCAAGCCCCAAGTTCTAAATCATAAACAAAAGTTCTATCCTCACTTTTAAATGTAATAATGTAGAAACTCTTACCCTGAAATAGCATATAGGCACTTGTTGCATCTGTTGCTGTAGTTATTTTTTGTAGCTCTTTCCCGTAATTCGAACTTAGCGTTGTTAATTTTCCATTAGAGAGTAATCGTACCCGTCTGCTTTCGTCTAAAAAGATTTGACTTGTTTTCTCTACGACTTGAATGGAATGAGGGGAGATAACCCCCTCTTTTATTTGTGATGCTTGCAACATAGTAAAAGGGACAGAAGCCGAAGCGTCTAAGTACCACATTTCAAGAGATCTTTTCCCCCAGATATATAATCTGTTATTAACCACGGTTAGCCAATCTACGACATCAGGGTTAGATTCCGCTTTTAGCATTTGAGATAGGTTCCAAACAAAAGGCGTTTGCCCTGATGACAAACCTTCAAGATTATAATACCACTCATTTGTATTAACTTTATTAACAATTAAATAGTTATTAAAATTCACAATGCACGAAACGTTAAATGTGATTGAAGATATTGCTTGCGTTGTAGCTGTTCCATCTGTATATATTACTTGACTACCATTGGCGATAAACAGATAGTCTGAACCCCCATAAGATTTTTCGGCAAAGCTAACTTGGTTATTAGCTAATATTGTATCCCCCGTCAAATCTGTTACTGTATAATCCTGGGCTATTTTGTATGTTCGGCCATTTGAGACGGCAATAAAAGCGCTAATTGAATTAAACCAATACAAACCATCACCCTTTTGGTTTGTCCCAAGATCAAGGACCTCTAATAAGCCAGGTCTTTTCTTTAGAGAAACCCCGTCATCGCTCATCTGTACATAAAAGTCTTGCAATTTAACCAACCCATTTTTAATCGTTTCAGTATTAACATTTTGGTTCGGCGGCGTTATATATATTTCTTTAGTTTCGTAAGCCACTATTTAAAAAGCTCCGCTTATAGTATATGTTTTCTTGTGACCCATATTATTTTTGTTTGCGTTTTCCAAGGCTTCTTTTGCTTTTTTTTCAATAATTAACTGCTTATCAACAGGGACATCGAATTTATTGGAAAGTTCATTAGCTAAAGCCCACTTTAAGGCCAGATAGTAGTTCGATGGTGAACTTAAATTTGACGTGTTTGTTGTGTAGTTGATGTGATTAAGAATTCCGACATAATTAAAAATATATCCTGAAACACCTGTAATATTTGGTTTAGGGTGTAATTTTACCTCCACCGTAAAATCTGATTTATAAAAAAGGGCATAATGCGTAGGCCTTCCTTCAGATGATTTGTTTGAAATCGATCTGTATTCGCCAATAGACAATTCACCCAAGTCACTATCAAAACCGCCATAACTTATGTAGGCCGAGTCCAAATCATAATAAGTTGAGGGTAAACTAAATGATGACACTGTGTCTAAAAATGATTGTGTTCCTTCTTCCCTTTTGAAAATTTGCTTCCCAATATTTGGCAATGAAAACATTAATTGATTCAAAGTTGTCCTTGCATCAGAAAGTTCTTTTTCTGAATAAGAGTCTAAATCGCTTGCAACATTGCACTCATCTAAGGCATTAATTATTAATTGACTAACTGTAGACATTATTATTCATCCTTCCCAAACTTAATTTGCAACTATTCATTTAAAAGTTCCCCAATTTCGATGTTTTGATTAACCAAAAAACCAGACTTAAAATCATAATTGTCAATTTCTTCTTCTGTTGTTAAATCATTAATTTCATTTTCTTTCCTAAAAAGTTCTTTTTTGTTAAACCGCCAAATTTGGCCCCCCTCGATTCGGATTTTGTTGAGCTGAGAATATTTGAAGTTCATATAAATACCGCTCGAAATTTCAAAATTAATTATAGAATCAGAATTAATACTTCCTTGATTTATGGATCTGATTTCCACATCCTTTATCTTTGCATCGAAGTCTAAAAATGAGTCGAAATTCAATAAATTTAACTTGATTTCGCCATTAATCGATATTTCTTGAATTTTAAAACTATTATAGAAATCAAAAAGAGAATTTATTAGGCGGTCTTTTTTTATTTCGATTAAAGTCATGATAGTCTCTCCAGCAACAACATACTTGTTCCAGACGCTTGCAGACTGATCGTCCCAGACACAGCATTTTTTTTACTGAGAACCGTAAGTGTATCATTTGTTGAAACCTGGAAGATATCTGTCAGCGTTTCGCTTGACGATGTATGACCGTTGCTATTTCTGATGTAGCTGCACTGCGATATTGCGCCTACACCAGTGCCATTAATAGCAAATCGGGCATTAATCGACCCTCTCGCAACAGCCCCTGCAAAACAAATAACAGTAGAGGCTTTAATATAACCATTGAATAAGCACTTAATCCCTTGGCCGTCAGACTCAAAATATCCACCAAAATCAATTGCCGTCCCTCCCATCTGGACGGTCGAATAACTCGTTGTATTTAAATTTGTGGTTGTGTCAGTATTTGTTATTTTAAAAAATGAGGGATTTAAAATAGCGTTGCTTGGAACAAATCTTAATGAATTTTCTTTAATTTCCAACACATCTGTTAATGACACTGCTGCCCCAGATGTCGTCCCAGATTTAACTTCAAGTATCATTGATGCGTCGCTTGACGCGTCCGTGTTGACAGTGATTCGAGCAGAGTTTCCACTATCTTCTGGTATCCCGTTTTTGTGGTTAAATGCGATATTTGCATTTCCGTAGCCATCATTAACCGTGAGCGAAACGCCCCTGTCCCCTTTGCCGCAAGTCAACGCCCCTGTGGTCTCATAATCACCAGTACCACTGCCTTTGGAGTCGAGGCTATCAAATGATATATCTGGCAAGCGAGCTTCGGGTAGCGTTCCACTAGATATATTGGATGCATTGGTGGTATCTGTTGTTGCCGAAGCTGCCAAGCTCGGTTTGTTTAAAATTTGAGAATCACCAGATGTCGAATCCCAGTCACTTTGCACGTTTTGCTCAGCGTTAGCTGGCGCATGTGCTTCTTGCGAGTGTGTATAAGCATTATCATAATTATCTTTTAAGGAGTTGCTTAAATTGTTCTGAGACAATTCTCCATCTTGGACTGAATATGTTACTATTTCTGAATCTCTTGCAATTGTCGATGGTATATCCGAATCAACAATCTCACCTCTTATGGTGGCCGATGATTTATTGTCAACGTTACCTAACCCCACATCTGACTTCGTTAGACTTAA